TTATGTAGCTGTACCTGTATTTCATCTAGTCTTAATTCTGGATCGCTATACAATCCTAATAAATAATTGGCTAGATCAAGTGAATTTTCATCTGAAGTTAAAAGCAAACCATCAAGTGAGTATTCTCCAACTCCAAAAGTTTGCTGTGAAGTTATAGAATCTACGGTTTGTTCTATTCCGTTTAATCTTGTGATAGTAACTCTGTTGTATAAATTATCTGATCCATAAACAATACCAATGCTTGTGTAAGGGATTGCATTCAAAGTACCATCATCAGAAAAAATTGCTAACTCTTTTTCTGCTGGATTATTAGTACGATTTTTGAATTTAATTGCACCAGATTTAGTCATGAACAACTGACCATTTTCAGTAGTTTCAATCAACTGTAAATAAGATAAAGCATTTTGATTTTGTATAACTTCATCTGCTTGCAATAATGTTAAGCCGGTGTCAATCAAACGATTTGCATTTGGCCAAGCAACTTCTGGTCTATCTAAAATTTTAATTACTCTGTCTGATGAAAGTTCTTCTACATTATTAAATGTAGTCAAAGCAGCAGCAGACAATAACAAAAAACCATCAACAGCAGAAACTATTGCATAAGACTTACCGCTTATGTCGTATGTCAAATCCCAATCGTCAATGATTCCTGAAAAAATACGAACACCATTTGTTTCCACAATAATAGATTTGCGTGGTTGTATTAAATGGGCCAAAAATTCTAGATTCATTGTGTAGTGTGACCGATAGGTTGCCAGCAGAATAACGCTCAAGTTGTCGTGACTTACCACGACTAATAGAAACTGACTCAACATAGCTAGTAACATCTTGAAAAAGAGTTCCACCAAGTATGTAGGAAGAATCCAATTCACCTTTAACTGCATCATCTAAAACAAAAAAATTTTGACCTGATGCTGTTAAGTCAAAGGCAATAAAAACTTTAGTATCTGGAACAACCATTTATGCGCTCGCAAATACCGGGCCACTTGCGCGTTCATACTTCTTGATAGCATCCACAATTTCGCGCCCTACCTGTGAACCGTTAGTTCCCAGACCTGCATTAATTGTGATGTTGTAAGTCGCACCCATGCCAGCATTGCGACCCCGTAAAGGTATGACTGCTTCAGGCCCTGCTTCACCGATCATTGCAAGGGTTGGTTTGTTTACAATGCCACCGTTAGCTAGTTGAGGTACGCCACTAAGCAGGTCATTTAATTGCCCAACTTGTTTCTTAGATAACTTGCCTGAGTTCAATGCCTTTTGTAAATCTTTTGGCAACTTAATTACGCCACCAACAATGCGGAAGCCAGCCGCTTTAACAGCAGCAATAATGCCATTGACCATTGCCTGACCCTGTGTAACACCAGCCTTATAGAACTGATCAGCAGCAGACTTGCCTAAATCTTTGGCAGCCTGATCAACGCTCTTAACTAATGCGTTGGTTTCTGTTATCGCGCTTGCGCCACCCTTGATAAGTTCATCTGCAATCTTTGTCCCTGCTTCTGCACCTGCGGATAAAATCTGCTGTATTGCTGTTTCAGATAATCCCATTTTGACAAGTTGCTGAATCTTGCCAGCAAACGAAACAATGCCTTTGGCTTGAGCGCGTAGGTTTTCTAAGAATGTTCCAGTACCACTACTAGCTGCCTGACCAAAGTTAAGTAGTCCGTTAATGGAAGCGCGTACACCATCACGGAATGATGCGAAAGCATCTTTGGCTGCTTGTAACTTTTCTCTAGCAGTTGTTAATTTGTCGTTCATTTTGTCTAGTGCTTTAGTGGTGCTTTTAGTCGCATCAGCAACTAAGCCAGCCATTCTTTTCTTCATCTTTCCAGATCGTTCATCTATACCTTTAATGAATCCATCTACGGTACTTTTACCAAATCCTTCAAAAACTTTGGATGGTGATGCAATACCTAAAACTCTTTTAATTACATCAACTAGATTTTCTTTAATCCATTTCTTGAACTTAGTTATGAATCCACTTGCTGCCTTTGAGATACCATCCCAGATACCCATCACAATAGCTTTACCTAAACTGGCAACTAATTTCAATAAGCCGGGTATGCCATCTGTAACAATCCATTTACCGATAACACCAATCAACTTCACAAGGTTTACTAATAAGCCCGGAATAGATTGAATAACAAAACCTGCAAATGCTATTGCCCATTGAACAAGATTAGAAACTAGAGTTGCGCCGTTGGCACTAATCCATTCTGTAAGACGAGTACCTAGTTTAGATAAGTTAGTTAATAGGTTAGATACAGCACCGGGAACCCAATCACTAAAACCTTTTTGCCATGCTGATAATTTTTTTAATAATTCAGGCAACGCTGCTGTAATTTTGTTTGATATCTTCAAAACAAAATCAGCAAACTGAATTACAAACTGAGGAAATACATTACCCATCCAGTCAGAGAATGCCATTACCCATTTTTGGAATTGCGCAGTAATAGCTGGCAACGCATCAACAATTTTATTTATTACAAACCCATAAAATTGAACATACGCTTCAGCAAACTTTGGTATGGCTTCCATCAAGAAATTACCAAATAGCCCTGCCCATTTAATAAGTTGTTCTTTAATTTGTGGCCATGCTTCAATGATTTTATTTATTACTGTTTTTGCAAACTCAGTAACATTAGTGCCAATAGTACGCATCTTATCTGCAAAGGCTGTGAAGTCACCTTGAACCAATGAACTAATTGCATCTGCTAAATCAGTAAGCGTAGGTAAAAGTGCCGTTGCAATGTTACGAGTGGCATCACCAACGGTATCTTTCATCCGCGCCATTGAGCCTTCAAAAGTTTTACCTGCTGCTTCTGCAACGCCACCAAATTGAGTTTCCAATTCAGCCAAGATAATTTTCTGTGCGCCTAGCTGATCACCAGATGCAACTAAAGTTTTAATCTGTTTCTTTTGATCTTCTGTGAATTGAACACCAGCGCGACCTAATGCAGTTACGCCCTTGATCGGATCATTCAAGGCTTTACCAATTTGAATAGTTGCGCCTTGTAAATCGCTTCCAAGAGCTACGGACATATTCAATGCAGCTTTAGTACCTTGATCGAATATGTCATTGCCCTTACCAAGACCATTAGTAACTTTAGTGAAAGTTGCAAGAACATTCTGGCTGTTAATAATTAGTTCTTCATCAACGCCTGATAGCGATTCAAGATTAGATGCTAAGGCTTGGATTCCTTTAACGCTTGTGTTGGCACTATTTCCTGTGGACTTTAATACCGCTTCTGTTTTCTTGCCTAATGTTTCATACGCAGATGCGGCTTTAACTGCTGAACCAATCGCACCTGCAATAGCTACTGATGCACCGGTCATTAAGTTACCAGCGAATACACCAAGACCAGTTTTGAGAATGCTTGATTGTCCACTTAATGAACTGCCTAGTTTTTTGCCATCATTTTCTAAGCCTTTCATAGACTTAGTTAGATTGGAAGTATCACCTGTGAATTTAACTTCAAATGATCTGCCTGAAGTGCCTGCCACAAGTAACTCCTAAGTAGCAGAAACACCTGCCATCAACTCTAAGAACTCACGGCGTATATCCTGCCGTATTTCTTTCTGACTCATACCATTGTACCTAGACAAATCTAAGTCCTTAAATTCTATTTCACACTTCTTGCAACGCTTAGTTAGTGTGCAGGTGCATTCCCAGTAATCAACGGCTGGTCTATTGTGTTCACGCTTTGTGATCGTAACTGGTGGGCGGTCTGTGTATCTGAACTCAGGTGCTTGCATAATCTCGCCATGTCCACGCAGGGTATGGAATACGGCGTTAGGTGCGTGTTGTGGTGCAAAGAAGATACGCGCAGGATCGCTGGTCTGTGGATCACCAACAATGCCTAAGAAGTCGTGCATCTGTTTCCAGACTGAATACCATTGGTGACTAGGTACGGCTTCATCAAATGGAATAACAATGTGCCAATGCTCATCATCTTGCGCATGACTATAAGTTGTGTAGGCAATGTATTCATAGCCTTGCAGTTTGTCTAATGTATTTGCTAGGGCTTCGCCATCTAAGTCAGCTACGAATGCGTTGATAGCAATTACATTCTTGTTACCGCGATAGCCGTTCTCAACATAAGTAACAGGGCTGTATAGGTAGCCTTTATATTTGTCCTCACGCTTTGCATGGTGTGACAACAGGGTTACAAACTCATCCCAAGAATCCGCATAGGGCTTTGGCTTGTTGTCTTTGACTGACCACCATTTAACTGCGTACATAGGTCAGACCCTAGCAGATGTTATACAGTAAGTAAAGCCTAAAGACTCTGTAATCTTTTGGTGATTCTATCTATGGATTTCTCGTATTCCGCATAGATTGTAGGCCCCATTGCTTCGATAGTAGGCCAGACATAAGTACCCCTATTGCCACCACCAAAAGGTGGGGTACGCGGTGGGAATTGCGGTAGCCGTGATGCGCCAAATTCAGACCCAAAGAACACATCACCCCTAGTGACTTTTTTCCTGCGAGTTCTATTAGGTCTGGACTTAGACACAAACTCACTACTACCCCTGAGCCTGATAGCAGGTACGCGGTCTGAGAATGCCCTGAAGCCCATAGCTGATTGAATCGCCTGCCGGGGATTAGGTGAGTAACTAGCGTGTGACCTAATCTCAGGTACAACTTTTTTAGCAATTTCTACGGATGCGGCGCGTAGCTCTTTATTAAACATTGGGTCAGCTGCTGCTGCCCGTTTTAGAAATGGGTACAAACCTTCTACTTGAATTTGCACAGATGCACTACCAGCGCGACCACTTATAAACGGTGTCTTTGCCATTGTTATCCCTGACTATTTTTGTAGCGCAGATACATTCCCAATGTATAAAGCATACGCTCAGACTCCTGCATCAAAACTGATGGAGCAATACCAGTTTCAACTGCAAGATAAGCCAAATACCAATGTTGGGATGAGTCACCCAACCCGATTATTTTGGGTCTGTATCCACCGCTTCAATACCATCAACATCATCACACCAGTCCTCAAACTCTTTTGAAGTTTTCTTTTGACGGTGTAGCCAATGCCATGCAATCCATAACAAGTCTGTAATACGGAAGTCTGATTCTAGTGAAGCAATAGACTTCGTGAACTTGTCCTCAAATGCAACTAGGTCACGCGCTGTTGCGTTTACTTCCTCAACAGTTTCATCATTAAAAGTAACGCGCAGGTTGATTTTCATAGTTAGCTAGTTGCCCGTACTACTGTGCCGGAAGTTGGCCAAGTAACGCTGAATGTAGCAATGTCACCAACGGATGAAGCAACTGGACTGTAAGAGTTCACTAAGCAAGTTGCGGTGTATGACGGGTTAGTTGCAGTTACAGAACCTGAAGTTGGAACAATAACAACTGTTGCAAGTGTGTTGTATAGCGGAAACAGAGTTGCATCAACTGAAGATGATGCAAAGTCCTGCATGAATTGAAGCGTTACAGAACCAGTCTTTAGGCCGCCGATACGCTCACGGAAAGTTCCACCAAAGGCAGTTGTTTCCAAGTCATCAGATTCTAAAGCGAGTTCAACGCTGTTTAAGTTTGTAGAGAAATTGGTACCGTTCACGGTGACCTTGTAATCAGTAGCTGCAAATTTTGCCATGCTGTTTAATGCTCCTAGTCTGCGTAGCAGAGAACTATAAATTCTGCTGCTAGATAGTTTACTTCACCAACAGCAATGCTTGCATAAGCCCGCATATCGGTAACTCTTAAATCATACACTCTGCCGCCAAGTGTCTTGTCAGACTCAACAGCCAACTTGATACTGGATGAACCTGTGCTTGAACAGAAGGCATCTATGGCATTCTGCGCTGATCGTTCAGCTACGCGCCCAACTAGAACAATGACGGTAAATGTGTAGGTCTGCATTCCCCTGTGAAATGTATCGTCATAGGAAATTGAGTCAGGCTGGATTATGGCAATCGGTGGATTGGGATTGTCAGGCATAACTGCTGCGGTGCGTAGCCCGGTGATCGTGGCAAGGTTTAGTGCTAACCCTGTACGGATGTCAGTTA